GCCCGCTAGTGCCGAACATCCCGGCGAATGGCCCCTCGCCAAACAATGCGGCTTGCAGTGCGGCCTTGGCTAGGCTCTTGGCTACGTTTTCCATGACCCCCGCGAAGTTTTCACCCTCCACGATGGCGTCAATGAAGCCCTCTTTTAGATCCTCTTCGAGACTTGCGAGATATGCGGTTTTCTCTGCCGCCTCCTCTTTTTCGCGCGTCAGGTTGCCGATAGCCTCGGCCTGCCGGTCGATCTCCTGACGAAGAGTTTCCCCGGTTGCGCTCTGCTTCTCGTCCAAGGCGAGGCCCTTTGCCTTAGCCTCATCCAGCAGCTTGTACTTGGCGGTCAGCGTGGCAATTTCATCGCTCGTCTTGCCGACCATTTCGATTTGCCGCTCAAGCTGTGTTATCTGGTTTCGCGCGTCCTCAAAGAAGTCCTTTTCCTCTTTCTTTGCCTTCTTGCTGCTACCGCCTGACTTGGACTTTGGCCGCATGGCCTCGGTCAGCCTCGCAGCCGTCTCAGCATCTCGGATATAAGCCGCCCGCTGCGCGTCATAGGCCGCTTCCTCTGCGGCACTGCCGAAACCACCATCGCGAATGGCTGCCGTCTGCCGGTCAAAGCGTGCCGCCGCCAAGGCTCCCGCCGTGCCAACCGCATCGCCCTGATGTGCGAAACGGATTTGAGCCGTCTCCAACGCTGCCGCGCCCTGCTGGCGAAGGTCAAACATGGCATCAACTGCGTTGCGAAGTGTGTCCACAAGGCGTTGCGCCTCAGTCACTGCCGGGGAAAGAGCCGGAGCAATGCCGCTTGCCGCGTTCGCCCCGTCCTGAAACTGCTTCGCGGCCTGCCGTGCCAAGTCCTCGACCTGCGTCATGCCGTCAAGAATGCTCTGCTCGATCTCTACACCGGCCTCCTCAAGAAGGCTGCGCATTTCGCTGATCGTATCGGCGGTTTTCAGGAAGTCGCCTGCCAGACGCGCCTCTTCAAGCCGATCACGTAGGGTTGCCAGCGTTGTGAGGGTCTCAGGCGAAACGATCATTTCATCTGCTAGAGACCCAATGTCGCTCACACGCCCCTCTACCGCCGCAAGCTCTTCCTGCATTTCGGTAAGCTGTCGCGTGAGTGCCACAGGGATGCGCTGATTGGTTGCCTCGAAAACCGCAATCTCAGCCTGCAAATCTGCGATGCCCTGACGGATCGCCTCAACTTCTTCTTGGGCTTCGCTGGTTCCGGCCTGGGCAATCGCCTTTCCGACCGTGCCAAACACCCGGTCTAGCTGATTGTTGTAGGCTTCGCCCAGAGCGTCATCGAGAACCTTGCCGATCTTAACGGTTGCGGCTCGACGCTCGATTTCGGCCAGCTCTTTGGCCAGCTCATGCACCTTGTCCGTGACCGCGCCGTATTTTTCCTCAAGGTCGTCAAGGCCACCCTGAGAGGCCATGGCCATCGCCGCCTCTGCGTTGCGCAAGGCGCTTTCCGCCTCCGCCAGCTTATCGGCAAAGGTCTTGACCTTCTTCTTTGCGCCGTCTGCCTCCTCGCCCATGTTGAAGAACATCGCCGCCAGTGGAAGCCCAACCGCCGCGACAGTGCCGAGAAGGGGGGCAACAACCCCAAGCGCGCCGCCAAGCGCGCCGAAGCCGCCGAGCAGCTGCGGGATCTGCTGCCCCATAACCCGCATAGCGTTTGTGCCGCCCTCAAGCTGCACCGCCATGTCACCGATCTGGTTTGCCGTGTTCTGCAACACAAACCGTTGCTGTCCCGAAACCGTGCCGATGCGGCTAATCCCTATGGCGGCGCGGTTGGCATTTGCCGTGATCTGCGAGCCGGAACGCTTCCACGCGTTTTCCGCGCCTGTCGCCGCTGTAACCGCTGCTTGCCGCCCCTTGCTCATCTGGCGCTCAAACTTCGCCAGTGACGCCTCCATTCGGACGATGAGGCTTTCTTCAACGGTCTGGGCCATTACTGCACCGCCTCCGGCTCATACTTGTTCAGGATGTCAATGAACTCGTCCTCAGTCAGATGAGGCGCTTTCTTTTCGGACCCGGCGTTGAAGCCGCGAACCATGTTCACAAAGTCGGAATAGGCCATGTCCCGCAGGTCTTGCGGTGACATGTGGAAGGTGCGGCAAATCTGACTGACCTCAGAGAACTTGATGGGGCTGCTATCGCCCTTCTCATCCTCATCGGCCACTTCCGGTTCGATACCCGCCATAAGGCTGGTGAGGATTTCACCGGCAAGAGCCGCGTTTTCCAGATATGGGCGCGTGTCAAAATGCGCCTCCATGAGGCGTTTGGCATCAATCAAACCTTCTCCCCCGCCGATCAGGGCAAGGCGAATTGTGTGATAGACGTAACCCGCCTTGAAGCTGCCACCGGCAACGCGCGTGAATACAACCCCCACGCCCTCGCCGGTAGCCTGCTCAAGGTCGAGAACCCCGCCGAAGGTGAGCCGGAAAAGACGTTCCTTTCCGGCCCATTCTCGAATGACTTCAACCATCAGGTGGCGTCAGTCCAAACGCGCTGTCCTGCGCCGCTGATCGTGCCGGTGAAAGTCACCTTGCCCGAGTTTTCCTTGCCCAGCTCAAGCTCGCCCAGATAGGCCGGAAGGATCCAGAAACCGCCGTTATTGGCCGCGCTCTCATCGAGAAGGATCTTGATGTTCTTCTCGTCGCCATCGTCGGCCCATTCGCGCCAAGTCGGCCAAGCCTCGGTTGTCACCATGCCGGAAATCGTCACGCTGGTGTCTTGGCTCTCCAGGTGCCGGATGATTGCCGCCGGAACGTCCAGCGGGCTGTCGCAATCGAGAGCGGTGTTTTCGCCCAGATTGTTGGTGAGGGTGACACCGAAGGTGTTTGCGCCACAGGTGAAACCAAACACCTCCGGCGAAGCGCCATCACCCAATTGAATGACCAGCCGTGTGGTCTGATTACCCGTTGCCATGATCTATCTCCTTTGCTCGACGGGGTTTCTTCCGCACGACCTTGGCGGCACCTCTTTCAATGAGGGCATCGCCAATAGCCTTTGGAACTGAGTAGACGCCGGGGCTGTAGGACAGCGAGACGCCAGAACTGATCCGATGATGGACACCGGTTAAAACTTCTATTTTCATGTGATCGCCCCTATATTCAGGGTATTCGCACAACCATTGGAGGCACGATTGCGCCGCTTGATTATTCTTCCTTGCATGGCCCTTGCGGCCTGCGTGAACCCGAACACGGTTCCGGTCTCGACCAAACCCATGACGATTTCAGCCGTTGATCGACACATTGTCGAAACGGGTATTTCCAACGCTCACCGTGACCCGGAAAGCACCAAATTTCGGTCTATGCGGGCCTATCGCCTCAGCAATGGCGACCGCGTGTTTTGCGGCGAAAGTAACGCTAAGAACGGCTTTGGCGCATATGTCGGCTATTCCCCGTTCTACATCCGCATGAGCGGAAGCGAGGTTGACTCCATGCTGATTGACAGCGATGCCGTTTGGGCCTGCACCGAGGCGGCTAAAGGTCAAATGATGATCTCGTCCTAACTCTCTCGAATGCCCTTGCTGATAGCCCGCGAAATGCGGCTCTTGATGCGCTTTCGACGCGCCCGCCAGACCGGAAAGAAGAACGGATTGGCGGGCATCTTCACAGTCCCGAACTCTTGGAAACGGGCATAGAAGGCGTCACCGCCGCCCGCGTAAATCGTAATTCGCATTGTGCCGTATTCGCGACCGCCGACTGTACCAATCACCAGTGTTCCGGCAGGGGCATCGCCCCAAGTCCAGCCAATCGACCCGGCCAAATCCCCCGTCCGGTGAGGGGCGCGAAACCACATTTCCTCGACAATATCGTTTGCCGCATCTTCCATTGCCGCGCGGACGTTGACCCGCACATTCTCAGGGATCGCGTTCCACCGCTTGTTAAACCGGGCCAGATTGTCGACCATCAGTTTTCCTCTAGATCGGCCTCGACCGAAATAACCCCGTGAGCCGTTACCCCGTCTGCATCCAGAAACACCCGCATACCGTCGATGCGAATACGGATCAGCGCATTGACCGAAAGCGACAGATCGGCCAGATGGAGCGCGTCCTTGACCGCATCGCAAATCTCTTTGCATGGCCGCATCCGCCCCTGATCGCGCGACCAAACGTCAAGCTGCACCGTCTCTGTTCGGGCGTCGATACATTGCAGATCCTCATTGAAGCTATCGGTTGGGCCGAAGGTGACACACGGGAAAGACCGGTCAGAGGGCGCACCGTCATAGATGCGATCCCCGATCAGCGCCCCTACAGCACTATCAGCCACAAGGGCGTCATAGATGGCCTTTTGCAGCTCAGCGGAAACACTCATTCATCCACCTCCCAAGGGCGGGGCTTGCCGTGAAAACAGATGACCCGCGCACTGTCTGGGACGCCCTGCTGGCAATGCTTCTTCCAACTCACCACCGCACCGGGCAGAATGTCCTGCCAGTACGCCCGCCCCTCAGTCAAAGGCTCAATAAACCCCTGATCGCCGAGCCAGCGCGGCGTTGTGCATCGCTCCATTTGCTCCGCAGGGTTTGCGCGAAACGCATCGTAAATGTGCGAGGCATCGCCACGCCACGCCATAAGGCCGGACCCCATTTCCCGAATGTGCGGGTTGAAATCCTTGAGGGCGATGAAATCGTGCGCCTCAGCAGCATCTAGAAGCGGCGTCAGATCGCCACGAACGGTTGTGTCAAGATCCATGTACAGAACCGGCCCGGGGAACCGGAATAACTCAATTTTAGACCACCATCCCGGACAGTCGTGGCGCAGTGCGGGCTTACCCACGTCTGACAGGCACACAAAGTCGGCATCCGGCGCGTATCTCGCGCACTGCATACGAAGCCGGTCGACATGGCCCAGGTTATACTCCCCGCCGGAGCGGAGAACCGTCATTATCTTCAAACCGCCGCCCCGCTTTCAGCGACGATATAGACCCAAGCCCGGTCGGTAATCGGGTCAACCTCGCGCACCTGATATTCTACCGAGCGCCGCACATCGCGCATACGATGCGCCGAAGTGATAGCCCGCGCATCTGCGCTTGACCGGATGCGGATTTTGTAGATGGACCGGCCTTGCAGCCGCGCAGCATCGACAGCCTCAGAGCCGCGAGAATAGATGAACTCACCCCGGCAGGCGTAGACCTCAGACCAGCCGATTTCCACGCCCCCATAACCGTCAGGGGCTTCCGTGGGAGCGTCAAACGCCACGCTCTCAATCAGCTTCCCGCCCTGCCTCATACCTGCGTCCACCGATATTGACGCACAAGCGCCTCAATCCCGATTGGCAGAGTTTCACCCGGCTCTACGGCGCGGGTCTCATACCAAATCGAAGCCAGGGCGCAGATCGCCCTCTTGAGATTGGCGGGGACATCGTCAGCCCCACCGAAGCCGCAAGTGAACTCCACGAAAACAGGATCGACGCGGGGGGATTCAACCGCCGGATACGAGAAATCACTGGATAGAGAAACCACCGTTCCACGGGCCACAGGAATAAGGCGAACCTCTGCGCTGTCTACCTCCTGAGCAACCCCGGACTCGTCGTAATACTTCACAGTCACCGCTGAAACATCAGGCACCGGCAAGAGCATCTCACGGCACCACCCGCCGAAAGAAAGCGCCCATGTCTGTTCCACTATCGCCCGCCCGAGAACCCCGCGAAAGCCGTCCAAATGCGCAACCGCAGCATCTCGCAGATCAGTCAGCAAGGTATCGTCATCGGAAAACCCAACCGTCACCTGCGCCTTCACCTCATCAAGGGTGACAGGGCTTTCAGCCGGTGCGGTCACAAGCGTAGGTCTGAAAATCATGCTATGCCTTTCACCGCATCCAAAAGCGGAGCCTTGCGGTAGTTCACCAGTGCGGAAACCTTGCTTGCGTTGATCGCCTCAACGCCAATTCGCGCCAGATCGCTGGCCGCAGCGTCCATATCTCGCCGCCACTCCGCCATTCTCTTTTGGGTCGGATTGGAAAGCCCGGTTCCGTGGTCCCCGTGCCAGTGTGAGCCGCCTTCCAGCGTCATATCGAAGCCAACCAAGACAATGCGCGTAGCCCCGAAACAAGCCGCCATGTTGACCGCCTGAAACCCGCTATTCCGCGCCCATCCGATGCGACCGTCAAACTGCATCGACTCTGTTTTTGCCATCGGGATTACGGGTAGACCCGAGCCATTCGACGCAGACACCCGCAGCCCCTCAAATTCACCCTTTTTAGGGGCCTCGCTCGAAACCCACCATTGCCAATCCGCGCCATAAAGAACATCAGCCCACGGCGCTAACTGCCAAGAGCGGTTAACCGCGATGACGCGGCAAAGGCCCCTTATTTCTTCGATTTTCTCGCTTTTCGCGCTCGGCCCGCTGGCGATGACGGCGCAGGTTTCGCCCGACCAGTCGGGCCATCCGCCAAAGGGCTGTCTTTGGTCTCCGCAACGTATGCCGCCTTGTTCTTGGGTGGCTCGGCCATCTTCTCAAGAACGCCACGGGCCAAAAGGTGACGAACCTCATTTTCCTTTGCGTCCCGGAAATCGCCGGGATTGTAGAACTTGTCGCCCTGATGGGGCCTTTTGACCAGATAACGCATGATGCCTCCTATCGGCTTACAGAGAGGGCGAGTTTCCCCGCCCTCCTTAGAAAACCGATCAGGTCACGTTGCCAAAGTCGCCGTAGATCAGCGCCTCGGGGCGGTAAACCGCAAGCGCCAGACGCTCCTCAGCGAGGATCGTGACAAGGTTCTTGGTGAAGTCGTCATTGACATAACCGACCTCAACGCGGGCATCCCAGCGGTCAAAGAGTTGAGCCGCCATGCGGAATGCGCCGGTCATGAACTTGTCAATCGTCATCGCCGGGGTTGCGACCACCGGCAGACCCCAAAGGGTCGGTGCGGCGGTGCCTTGCGGGTTGCCGATCAGGTAGCGCTGATCGCCGTCCTTGGTCAGTTCAACACGCGCCCAATCGGTCGGGTGCATAACGTGACCGGTTGCCGGATACTCGGCCAGAGCAGCTTGCAACATGGCAAGGCGCATCGTGTCGATGATGGACGCGCTGGCCGGGGTGAACTCTGCCGAATAGGCGGTCGAGTTCGTAACAAGGCCCGAAAGGTTCTGACCCGTGCCGTCACCGTTGAGGAGCTGATTTTCCTCGGCGTAGGCCAGACCGTACAGCAGGCGCTGGTCGATCAT